CGCGTTGGACGCGACAATGGTGGCACCGCCAGCCAGTGTGATCGTTTCGCCGGAAGTGAAGTTGGTACTCTTGCGGCGGAACTTGACGTAGCCGCTGGCGGGCATGGCACCGCCGCTCGCACGCGGCGCCATCTCGCCAGTGGCCCACACGCCCAAGAACTCGCCCTGGCAGCCAGAGGTTCCGCCCGTGGCGTCGTAGACGCCTGCCGTGCCGAGGGTGGGCACGTTGCCGCTGGACGATGCGAACGGGACTTGCCACACGTTGCGACCATCGACCACCGCCTTGCCGCCGCTGGTGGTATCAATCGTGATGGAGCCTACGACGGCTGCCTGCTGCGACCAGCGGTTATCGCTGTCGCACGTCAGCGTTGCGTTGGTGTTTATCGTGATGGTCTCGCCGTTCAGCAATCCGCTGATTGCCGCATCGTCTAAGTTGCGATCGACGCTGACTGTCTGGTTGGCCATGCGTTAGTCCTCACCAACCGGAGTCATCAACACGCTGCCGTCGCGCTGCTGGACTGCCTTGATGGTGCGCTGCGGAACTTCGATCTCGTTCTCGATATTCACAACAGGAGCCGGGACGCTCACGTTCACGACAGGAGCATCGATCTTGGACGCTTCGACCGTCATGTTGACCGGCGTCGGCTCGACGTTGACCGTGACCTCGGGAGCCGGCGCAGCCTGGACCGTGACAGTTGGGGCAGCAACATTGACGACGGGAGGGGAGGCAGCAGAGACAGCCTTGGCAAGCTGCGCACCAATGAGGTTCGCAGTCTCCTCGTCCATCACCATGCGTTGCTCGTTACGCACGACGAGCGGTTGCGCTGGTGCTTGGGCGCTACGACCGGCAGACAGGGCGGCAGCGATGACTTCGCCAATCGCCTTGATTTCTCGCTCGTTCATGTTCCCCTTTGATCGCTCCGAGTCGGAAGACGTGTATTTCGGCTTGTCGCCTGTCTTCTGCTTCGACGAGGTGTCGGTCTTCTCTCCGGTTCCTGTCTCCTCGTCGTGCTCCATTGCAACACCCTGTGGGTCTTTCAACTCAAGACCGAGAGATTCAGCCAGTTTCTTCTCTTCGGCCAGTTTCTTCCAGACCTGCTTGTAGTCGCCGCCTCGTTTGCCGACCTCGGCCTCATAGGTCGAGAGGCCGTAGGCAATCGCCATAGCGGCAGCTCGCGCATCCTTCTCGGGGTCAACGTAAGGCTGGCCCTCCGGAACGAGACGGTAACGAGCGGGCTGGAGAGGAACACCGGCCTTGACGCAGAGATAGGGGAGAACCGCCTCGTACACCCGCCCGGCGAGAGGCCGACCAGTCCACTCGCGCACCGGGCCGAGCAACCGCTCGTTGTCGAGCATGTCAGCCCGCATGCTGCTGTAATTCGCCTGGGAAATGTCACGATCCAACCAGCGCCGACCAATTCGCATCGCCGCGCACTCGTCACCGCGTAGCATGTCGCGGAACGGCTTGATCTGCTGAGATGGGCGCGTGTGGGACAACAGTTTGATGTCTTCACCATGCTGGAGTTCCAGCACCGACCCCATCGAAATGTCACGGACCTTCTCACCCTTCTCGTCCAGATCAGGGGGAAGACCGCCATTCGTCGTGATGGCAGCAGCATAGCCGGCAGTGTTCTTCGCTGCCTCAAGCTCGGCCATCACGAGGTCTTTTTCCTGGCGAAGCGTCGTCAGGATCGGAGCGAACCACGGCTCGCCACGAACCTGGAGAGCCCTGCGTTTCTCGAAGCAATGGATGATGAGACGGGCGGGAACATCCTCCTGCGTCCCAGACGGAGAACGGAGGGAATAGGCAATCGGCCGCCCGAACTCGTCCAGCTTGACACCGCCCACGTAGCCCTGGTCCTGACCGACGACAGTCTGCCCGTTGTCTCCGAGCCATTCGGCCTCAAGCGGGAGGATGCAGAGAGGGATCAGCCCGTCCTTCTCGCGGGCAGGGTCGATGACCATGCGCCACAGGGATTCGCCGGCCACGACCACATCGCGGAAAGCTTGCGACTGGCCCTCGTACAACCCAACTCGATCAATGAAGCAGTCGCGGATGTAGTCATTCCAGACCACCCGCAGCTTTTCATCGATCTCGGGATTGCCAGTATCGGGCTCAAGAGCAATGCCGGTTCCGATCACGTTGGCGACAAGTGCCTCGACCGACGAGCGAACGGTCGGGTTGTTGCGCTCCATGTTCCGGCACAAATTGCGGATGTACGGAGTGGCGACGGTGAGATCGGCTGCGCTAATCGGCCGGGCGATGACACCACGCATCGCCGTGTTGCGCGGGTCGGTGGCGTCGTAGGTGCCGATCCAGCTTCCAAGCGAATTCCAGGTTGCCGTGAAGAGAGACGAGAAGAACGAGCGACCCCGCCTCGTTTCCTCGCGCATAGTGTTGCGGAAAACTGAGGGTTTCTGCATTGTTTTCAGACGTATGTGCCGGATGAAACAGGACCGTTCGGAAGACCAAGAACACGACCGCGCATCGCCAGAGGACGTGCTCCTGTCAGACGGTCATAGAGAGCCTGCAACCGGTCGCGGGCCTCGATCAGATCCTTGATGTTCGAGAACGACGCGGACGACGTGCCGTCCTGCATCTGCGTGGCGCCGGCCACATCAGTTATCCGCGCATCTAGGGCGGTTATCTGTGCCAAAAGGGTGTCGGCGGCAGTAGGCACGCCGACAGACTACGGACAGGGGCGACGGGGTGCAATGCTTGGATTCTAAGTCTTCTCACCGCGACGGACGAGCCGAACGCGAGGCACCTTGTTGTCGGCATTTGCCATGTAATATGCGATATTTGCCCCGCAATACTGGCATCTCACATAGGCCATGTCCCGCTCGGGCTCCGTCTCACGGACGACCGGCTGTGTCCGACGACCACAACCAGGGCAGGTGCATGAGAGCACCTTTTTGGGGAGGACGACAGGAGGTGCCTCGATGATGGGATTCTGCCCTCTGCGGGGAGCGTCCATACGGTTCTTAGGAGAGTCCATGGTCATTCCTTGGGTTTGATTTTCCCTACGGTGCCGCCACTTCTACTACCACGTCCCTGCGAAAGCAAGGCAATGGCGTAGTTGGTGGCATCGAAATAATCGTCACGCTTCCGTATCTGCACCCATTTCGTGTGTTTCGTATCGCCATCTCGCACAATGGCCCACGACGACAGGTGTTGCAGTAGGTAATCCTTTTCGGGGATCCCACACGGAAGCATGAGCGAATTGTCTGCATCGTATTCGATCCGCAGCATCGAATAGATGTGCTCGCGCATGGTCTGCGCCTTGACAAACCACCACGTGCTCGGTTGTCCTGGCGTGTGCTCTTGCTTGCGAATCTCGAAGAACCCATGGTCAGACACAAGCGAGGAACTGAACTTACCCATGCTGGCGTTTATCTTGCCCTGCAACGTCTCCGCCACGACGCGCCCCTCATGGTCGCCACGAACCGCCACAACGCCGACCTTGCCGAAGATCCACCTTCCGATGCTGCCATTGGGGTTGTAACCGATGTCAATGGCGACAAGCGACCCACGGATGATTTCGCCGTTCTGTTTCGGCCACCCGTCGCGTGTTTTTGCTAGTATTTTATCAAGGATTTCGTGCCTGTCCGCGTCCTGCGGCTCGACGGCTCGACCCGTTTCCGGATCCTTTGGAGTCCAAAACCATTCACCGTAGTCGATGATCCAGCGACGATCACGGGATCCGGAACCGACAGCGACCCAATAAATGCGATCTCCCTGTACGTCAACACCGACGACGATGCGCTCAACGTCGTCAGGGACGATGCCTTTAGGTGTCGTTGCCTTTGTGCTGCGAAGTGTGAGGTACCTATCGGTGATGGTGTCGCCATCAGCAGGGGTGTCGTAAGCCTCGCACAGCACCTTCATGTAAAATTGCTTGGCGAGCGAGTAATCCCCGACGCTTTCCTTCTCTTTCGCCGCCCGGTACATCGATGGGATGGATCGGAAGTCCCCCATGTTGTAGTCGGCAAACGTAGAAAGTAAGGTAAAATACTCGGTTTTTCGCGTACACGGCATGATTTTGCCGTCAACAATGCCCTCACGATAGCATAATTTGCTGTCTTGCAGCGCCTGCGCCCGCTCGTCATCGGTCCACAGCACGCCGCAGTGCGAACAGGCCAAGCGGCACTCGTCGAGGTTGAGTTGGTCGAACTTGATTACCTGATACCATCCGCAATGCGGGCATCTGTGGGCGATTCTACACCCGGTTGCGTCCGTTCGGTTGTGAAAGTCGAGAACGGGATGGTCGGTTCGGTTGACCCGCTCGTTGACAGTGGATGCGAGGTAGGCTCGACCCTTTTTACCCCACGATTCAAGACGCTTGAGCGTCAATTCCACCTGTCCAGCACTCATGAAGTCGTCAACCTCGTCAATCCCCATGCGACCGGGGGACACACCAGACACCGATGTCTCTTTGCCGCCAGTACCGGCAGCCATGAAATAGGTGATGATGTTCTTCCCGTTGTCGGGATTCTGCATCGCCAAGGCCGGCGGCATGCCGTCACGGGAGCCCGGTCCCTGTTGCGGGAGCCATGCCCCGAACCCCGAGCCACGAATGCCGGGTTGCAGCTTCGACATCCACATCTGTTGCAGCTTGAGGAGCACCGGCAGCACGTAGCCGAACCCGTACCCCTCCTCAACCATCGAGTACAACCACGGCAGCAGAATGGCAACAGTGGTCTTCCCTCGCTGGGATGGGGCAATATAGACGAACCGTCGCCACTCCCCGCTGTCCATTGCGCGGATGAAGTGCATTTGGGTCGGTTCAGTTTCGGGTCTGAACTGATGCCCTTCCTTTGGCCCGTCCGGCAGCTTCATCGTGTGGGCAAATTCGAGCATCGAACGGGGGCGACGAGCCGGCATTAGCTGGGCGCTGAATGCCTTGGCGATACTCGGGTGCGCGGCGAGTAGGGTCATTACGAATTCTTGAAGGCTTCCAGCATCTCTTGGATAACGGCATCGCGCGGTTTCATGGATAATACGGATTGGGCGATGGTTGACATGGCTGCGCGGACCTTTTCCCCCAATTTCGTCTCGATTTCATCTCGCTGATTGGCCGGTACAGCTAATACGGATTCACTAACAACTAATCGCAATAACTCCTGGAATGTTCCGATGACAAGTTCCTGCCGCGCAACATAGTCGGAAACCGAGATCAGATCCCTCTTTTTCTCTTGGAGGTCCAGTTTTTCCTTGTCAAGCGCGATTTGAGCCTGTTCAGTAGCTATTTGCGCTTGCTTGATGCGCTCACCAACAAGCGCGGCCTCTTCCCTCTGCTTCGCCTCAGCATACGTGAAAATGCCGCGCTGAACCGCTTTATCGTAGGGATTTGAGCCTGGAAGTAGGGATTCGATGGGTTGGGCTTCATTGGGTGTCGCGGGGGATGTTGGTATTTCCTTTGTTTTTGCCCGTCTAGCGCCGAGTTCCCTTGGTGTATTTATAAGCCTGTCTGGCTCCAATTCGCTCTTGAGTATCTTGCGTTTCGGAGGGCAACCGATTGGTTCAATCACAGCGTTTCTCCAAGAACTCGATGAACGCACACTCAGCAACCTGAGCAATCGAGTAGTTATTTATCTTGGCATACTTTATGATCCGAGCGTGAATGTCGGGATCAACACAGTATGTCTTGCACTGACGGATAACTCCGGTCGTCGGAGCACCGTTTCCGAGCCATCGGTTCGCTGGCTTGCGCACAACCATGTCGGAAATCCTATTTGTCAATGCTTAGATTGCAAGTGCAGACAAAATAAACCCATACCCCCTCAGAAACTTATCCGAATTTTTGCTTCGATATTCGCACCCCCCGTTTCTGGAGCGCGTTGATAGGGACCCGTAGCAGTTCGGACACCGGACAGCATGGACTGCGGACAGCATGGACTGCGGACAGCATGGACTGCGGACAGCATGGACGCATGACGAATTGATGACACGAAAAAGCCCCAGCGGAATACGCTGGGGCTTGCGATGCTCTGACGCTTGGATGCTGAGGCTAGACTACGTGCAGCCCAATATCCGCCACCATGACAGCGTCACCATCATCAGTTGCACCGCCGACTAGACCAGACCGTGCGTCCATTGCGTGCGTAGACCATGGGTGCCGCCTATTGTGACCACGGTGCCGCTAGGTGTGCGCACCCTGGTGCCGATGGCGATGGGGCATCCGTGATAGTCGGCATCCCATCGCGCGGCCAGTCTTCCGGATTCATCGCACGGAGGCACCGGATCGCCATGCAAGTCAACGCAAGTATGTGCAAGAGTCTTTTGGACGACGACTGCATCGCCACCCATGTCGATGGCATCCCGTTGTGCATCACCTACGTCGGTGCGCACAATGCCACGACGATCACGGACCGGATCATATGCCCGATATAGTGGCATGGTATGCCATATCCATTGACGCTTGTCTATCAGCATGGCATGCGCTCCATATCCACAGTCTCGCAATCGATTAGGTGGCAATCGCCATGCGCATCGATGCGCACGATTTCAACGTCTACAAACTCATCGTGGACACCATATGCCAGCGACAGCGCCATGGCGCTTGGCATATAGTCGATGGCGCGGAGGCTGTCACCGGGTTGGATTGGATCGGTCATCACAGTGGCACCAGCGACGCAGTAGACACGATACAGGCCTGGGGCGGCGTTGGCGAGGTCGGAAGGGGTGGAGATAGGAAGGGATGGCATGGGTTGGTTCCTTGAATGGGTTGATTATGCGTGCCGCGTTACCTTGACGCGCGTTTCGGTTGTTTCGACTGTCCAACCCTCGCGCTGGATGTCGTCCCATAGGACGAAACCGGCGCCAGGCTGCCAACCGAAACCGTCGACCTTAGTGTGTTCGGTTAGATTATGGTAGATGATGGTGCCACTGCTGTCGCGTATGGTGAATCGAGTGTTGTTCATGGGTTGGATCCTTAGATGTTCGATGGGAGTACAATTCTACCGAGTCCGAGGCGCACGAATTCCTTAGCAACTGCAAGTCTGAATTCGTCTGATCCATCCAGGAAATAGCTGGACGTGCGGCGTTCGCCAGTGTGCCAATAGATGTCCTCGTCGGTGCTATACCACATAGCAGCATGGTAGTGTGACGATGATGCGTGGCATGCGCCATCAGGCCGCAGAATGTCATAAGCTGCGTTTGTGCCATTGTCTTCATCGCTGAGGTCCGGATCACCTTGCCACACGGTGCCATGGTCGTCATGCTCGGAAACGTAATCGGTGCCTTCATCGGTCTCGACAGTGTTCATGATTTCATCGATGCGACGGATTGAGGGAATGGAATGCATGGTTGGGCCCTTATTAATCAGCGAAGCTGTCGTTGCGCAACGCACGCAACGCATCGGCAATCTGTGTTGTGTCGTCTTTGGTCCTCGGAGTCCAGAATCCCCATTCATCAGCATCGATCCATTCCGCCCCGCCGTTGAGGGGAAACGCGCCCTCTGTGGCAGCTTCCCATGCCTTCTCCTCGTCACCATCACAGTCTGCCAGCATTTCATTGGTCAGCGTGAACATGTCATCCATGCTTGTCGCTTTGTATCCAATAGCGTCTGCCGCCTCTTCTATTGCATCCTCGCCGCATCCTCCGAGGACAGCGATGAACGTGGGCGATATTTGACCGAGCCAGACATAGTGGACCCTCGGGCTGATGTCGCAACCAGAATCCACTAGGACAACGGTGCGGTCTGATATTGTGATGGTGTTCATGGGTTGGTTCCTAGTAAATGGTTGCGCCATACTCGATGGCATAGATGGGGCGATGGGTGGACCTTTCACAGATGACAACGTTGTACATATCATCCTCTAACTCAACCTTTCCGATGCTCCGGGCATTCAGGTATCCATTGTCCCGCATCCATGCAAATAACCGGCGCGGTGATAGGTCTGCAACATGGGCTGGACAGTCTCCGACATGGCACCATTTGTTCCAATCCCAGCCTGGACCGTTGCGCCATGCGTCGATGGACAGAATGCGAAATGTTTTTTCTGTGGAGTTCATGGGTTGGTTCCTTGTTCAAAGTCTGCTGAGTCCACAACATAGATGGAAACGTGAGCCGCTTTGGGATACCATGCCCCATGGTGAATGTGGACATACTTCATGTCACCACGAGCACGCAAGACTTCCGCTTGTTGCTTTGCAATCGTGAGAGTCTCGCAGGCCCAGGCGCATTTGGACTTACCGTCACGCGCCAGACCCCATCCACTCATGAAGCGGTCTGTTGCAGTGACAAGGTATCGGTGTGTCTTTTTCTGTTCCACCGTGCGTCGATCGTTGCGAAGAGTCATGTGTTAGCCTCCAGCATGGATGGATGAAAAGCGGAAAGCAGCAGGAAGGGGATAGACACGCGGCGCCGGATCGCGCCTTAACTCCGCACAAGATGGCGAGACTGGAAGGCACCATGCGATAGCCACCTCATACATGCGTCGGGCTGTCGTCATGGTGTCCCATCCACCGCAGTCGTATGTGACTGTTCCTATGGGGTCCGCGTCATCACGTCGCACAATAACGATGTCGGTCGAATGCAAGCGCACGCGGATGCTTCCGTCAGTGTGTCGGTACACGGTTGTGTTGTTTTTCCGGATTCCGCCGGATCGCTGAATGGCATGTGGCATGGGATTGTTCCTTGGATGGGTTATTTCCCGACAGCGCGGAAGGACAGGGACAGGGCCGACAGGCCGACAGCGACCCCAGCGACCGACACGAGTACGGCGGCGCCGGGGTCGCTGGCGAGCATCAAGAGGGCGGCGCTACCGGCTAAGCAGGCGGCGATGGTGGACAGGTTAGAAGATGTGGACATGAGATCAGCACCAGCGCCGGGCAGCACGAGCCACAGACCCGGACCATACACCAAGAGCGCGACCATGTGCCTGCGCTTCCCGGAGCATGAGTACATGGCGCTCAGGGTGCCGAGTGACATATGTCAAATAATCAACCGGGGCGGAAGACTCCACGGAACGCGCCCTTGCCATTGCGATCAGACCGGCCGCCCGGTCTGACGGAGTGTCACCATATAGAGCAGCGTAGGCTCCCGTGATGACGCATTCGGCAGTGGCTGATGCGCGTCGGCCTGCGCGGAGGTCGGTGTAGCCATCGGCAGCCGAGGTGCCGATGGTGAAAAAGGTCGGCACCTTCGATGCGATGGAGTCTGCCATGGCCAGGGTGGCGACTGTGGGGAGGGTGGCGATGGTTGGCATGGGGGTGGTTCCTTGTGGCTCAGATGGAATCAGCAAGCTGCCAGGATGCGATCATGCGCTCGACAATATGTGCCTTGATGACTGTGCGCACGCTATACGGCAACATGCACTTGCCGGCCTCCATGCGAGCATCATCAATGGCAGCATACACGGCAGACGTGCGCTTGTCGATTGCTTCACGTGGGAAGAGGCTGAGGGCGCGGATATAGCTGGGAGGGTTAGGGCGGGACATGGTCGGATCCTTTGCCGGGCATGCCGGCTGTTGTGGTGATGCCCCTACTATGCCAGGGAATTACCAGCCACGAAATCACTATTTAATGGTTCCGCCATCCAGGCCGAAAGTGTGTCAAACAATTTTCAAGCGTACCGAAAAATCATGACGCAAACGCAAGCGGAAAATCCCACTAGCAAATTATTTACCAAGTACTGAAAAACCACTACGCAATTAATTTACCAATGGCCCGAAAGCCCAATTTAAAAATTCCGGCCGGATCGATGCTCTGGCATTGTTTCCGAAAATTTTTGATTTTCAGCGGAAAAATCACTTGCAAGGGGTTCGAAGTCCCTCATAATCCCCCATGAGAGCCGCCGAAATCGCCCCGCTCCCGAGTCCTCCCGGCACACAATCACCCATAATCACCTGGCAAACCGCCCCGGCTCGCCCCCTCTCTCGGGTTAATACGGACCCGGGATTTAATTGCATTCCAGGTGAATCCATTTGACTTCGCGCCATTAAGATGCGTTTTCGATTCTGCAACGGCTTTAAAAAAAAAAATCATTCTTAAAAACCCGTAACCGCCATTTAAGCACCCGAAACTGGCACTTGTGTGACACACTCTGAAAAAATGTCCGATAATAATAAATAAAGTTTACCATAAAATAAATTGTTCTGGCATTTTTAACCCTATTAAAAAAATCGTATCTTTATGATTTTTTTTATATACTTAGAAAAAAATATTTTATATGATTTTCAGTAGTGACAAGGGGTTAGGGGGGGTGGGCATTTATTTTACCCCACCCCTTTTTGAAAAGCATGACGCACCCATGACGCACCCCCCGAAAAAGGTGCGTCATGCGCTAAAAGTGTAGTGTTTTTACTAGTGTTTCTTTAATTTTTGACGAGAAACGCATGACGCACTTTTTTGGGGGGTGCGTCATGCAAAAATCGTAGTAGAAATGCTAGCATTTATTTAATTTTAGCACTAGGCATGACGCACTTTTCCTCCTTTACCGACCGGCTAGCAAAAAGGCCATAGGCAGAAAAGGGGTGGGGGCCGTATAGTGGCGGTAGGGGAATAGGGAAAAGTGCGTCATGTGCGTCATGGATGGGGTCTAAAAATGAAAAAACCCTAGTAAAAATACTAGGGTTTTTCGCATGACGCACCCCTCAAAGCGGGTGCGTCATGGGTTCTAAGCGTCAAAACTACTATTCATTTAGACCTACACATGCCCCTTGCGTGCATCGTGCGCACATTTTTCCACCCCCTCGCCATTAACGTCAAGACCATGTTGTTAATCCACTCCGCTTTCTCGTGGTTAATTAAACACCAGGAACAGTACCGCCGGTAAAGCTCCCGTGTCGGCACCACCTGGGTCACGTCCAAGGCCCCAAATTCGGCATCCGAGATCCAACCCTTGGCATCCTCATCAGCAACCCATTCCAGCACCGTGCTATCCCAGCGTTGCTCCGCTTTAACCGCCGAAACCATTTCCCTGTGAACCACCCCAGGTGCCTCCTCCCGTTCATCCACCGCCCGCCAGATCAGATTGTAATCGATCCCATTTATCGTGTCCCAATCTAATCTGGCTAACGTGTCGATCTGATAAAATCTCCGATTACCCGTCACGTCACGCACCAGCATCGACACGGGCTTATTACTCGTGCCGAAAAAGGAACAGTTCACCTTGATCTGGCACGAGTCGTTCGTCCGCATCGGACGATAGGTGCACGTCTCAGCCGTGATCTTGGATTTGAATTCATCAAGGTCTGCCTTTTCCATACCCGACATCTCGTCAAGGTTCGCAATCAATAAATCCGCCAAGATACGAGTGCGCTTCTCGTCCACGATCGCCTTGATCTCCAATTTTCCCTCTGCCAACTCCTGCCACGGGCTCATCACCTTCCTCACCATGACACTCTTGCCGCCACCATTGGCGACGTTGGTGAAAATAATGCAATGGTGATCGCAGCCGCCCTTCCCCATGGCCTTCGACTTGACGTTCCACATCAGGTGCCTCATGGCCTGGTAGTCTGCCTCCCTGAACTCCCCCGAGATCGCAACCATCAACCTCTTCAACTCCTCCTCCCCTTCCTCCAACCGATCGAGGCCGCACATGTCGCCCACGATGCTCGCCCGTCGCAGCAACGCATCCTTGTGCTGCACCTGCTCAACCCTTCTGCACACGTCGGCGTAGGACACCTCCAGGTGCTCCAGCTTCAAAGCGTGGTAGGCATCGTTGCTCAAGTTCACCGTCGTCTTGGCGTTGATCGCCCCCTCGACGCACAGCCCTCCCACCGCGTTGAAGCTGAGTCCACCCTTCTCCATTGTAGTCCGAACAGACACCACAACATGCAGGTAGTCCATAGGAACCTCATTCCAAGGCACGCCATCCAAGTCCGAACAGACCTTAGCCTTCGTCTCTGGCGACAGCTTATCACTAATAGCCATCAGGTTGTGGTTCTTGATCTCTGCTGCCGCCTCGGGGTATTCAATTTTCAGCTTTCGTGCTGCTTTCTTGAAGTCTCGATTGTGCTTGAGATACGTGTAAAGTTTGAAAAGAGTGTAATCCCCGTTTCCCTGCCCATTGGCGGGAAGTTTCGGGTCTGAGGTCGTGAAGACATGGAACAGCCTCGTTTCTTTCGTCCACGTGCCCCCTATACCATCCCGCTCCCCCTTTCCAGGCCGCACCCACTCCTCCCGGCCCCTGTGCTCGCGCTTGAGGGTCCATCCTGCCTCCTCCAGCAGCGCCGTATGGTCCCCGTTGGCGGTGTACCACTCACCGATGCGCGTGGCCTCGTCTTTTAGCGTGACACGCCCATCTCCCTCTGCCCTCCCCTCGACATCCCCGTCAGACATCTCGACCGCAGACCTGATGAACAAGTCCCGCTGCTCGACCGTCACCTCTGCCATCTCGGCCAGTGACCCCGTAACCGGCGTGTAACCTGGTGACGGAGCCACCACCAGAAACCCGCCATCCCCGCGCGTCTCGATGGGGATCAGCTCGGCCATGCCATAGCTGTTGACTTTGTACGACTTTCGCTTACCGACGACACGCCACGAGAGTGAGCCGTCGTCGGCTGCGAAGATTTCCAGTGGGATTTCCTTAGAGAATCGTGTCAAGGACTTTTTTGCAACCTTGTGAGCCTGCGTAACCCAGGTGGTCAGCTTCCTCGACTCGCTGACCTCTTGACACCTGTACACGACGTGATACCCGCCCGACTGCGACCGCTCGACGTACACCCCGTCGAGAGCGTCGGGGTCGGCCTCCATCACCCGCCTTCTCCACTCGGGCCATGCTGCGCCGCTCAGGTCGAAGTCGATGCACTCGATGCCGTTTCCTGTGATAATCCCAACGGCCCCGGCCTCCTGGACCCTCGTCACCGCCTCTTCGCCTCCCATCGGTCGGTCTCGGTATCGAGTCCAGTCCCCGGCCAAAGGCCGCTTTTCGACTGGGTGTGCGGGTAGGACGTTGAGGCCGGCGACCACCAGATCGCGGCAGGCGTGTGCGAGTGACATAGGCCGGGCACCCTAGTCAGCCCGCCCCTCGAATCAAGACTTGACCCGGCCATAGGTGGCCCTACTGTGCCCACCCATGAGCACACGAGTCTACCGCCAGAAGGTCTGCGTCACGCCAGCGCAGCGGGCATGGCTGGTTCGCCGCGCCGAGGAGGCCGGCGTGACTATCAGCGAGTTCCTGCGGCGCGTCATCGCGGCGCAGATCAAGCGCGAGGCCACGGAGAGCAAACCATGAGCAAATTAAACCCAAACGAAGCACCAAAGGGGTACATTGCCGTTCGTGGCGGTGACTGCTTCAAGTGCGCATTTTGCAACAAACCGACCCAATGCGCGGCCAGTAATTGCTTGCCTTTCAGTCGTGAAGACGGGTGCAGTGTGCATTTTATCAAGGGCAAATCTAGGAATCGCATCAAGGAAGACGCAAAACGTCCATCAACTGAGAAGAGGCTGGACGATCTCACTGATGCCGTTGGCGCGTGGTTCCGTGCCTCGCCTGGACCAGCGGCGAAGGATGCGCAGGCGAAATTGTGGACTGCCTGGCAGCGGGAGCTTGTGCTGAGGAAGACAAGGGAAACCACGGAGAGAAAACCATGAGCACCGTCATCGAAATGACACAGCAGCACACGCTGTATGATCTCCTGCACACAGCGTTCGAGCAGATGCCCGCCGACGAGTTCATCGACACCATCGCTGCGTATCTGTTCGAGCGTGAGCATTCTGATGCGGTCATGGAGATTTGGCGCAAGGACTACGCGGACAACGATCTGCCGTTTCCGCCCAGCCCCAGCGATCAGCGGGCCGGCGCCAAGGAAACCACATGACCATTGAAATCATCAAAAAAGGCATCGAGCCTCAAGACCGCAAGGTCGAGGGCACCTGCAACAAGTGTCTCGCCGTCATGCGATGGAATAAAAGCGACGGAGAACATTGCAGGTCGTTTGGTTGCGAGTGGAACACCATTAAGTGTCCGGAATGTGGTAACTCCGTGAATGGGCAGTACGCACCATGACCCCCTCCCCCTACGCCGCCTCCGGCGACGGCTGGACGCTGCACACCCTCCACCGCACGCCAGAGTCCATCCGAATCATCCCGCCACTGCCACTCGACCGTGAGACATGGGCTCACCTGCGTGGAGATCCGCCCACCAGTTGGTGGCCGTGCCGGCCTTTCTGGAGGGGGCCGGTGAACACTTCGCTGGACCAGATCGATGCTTACGCGAGCAAAACCGAGTAAAAACACAAGCAATCTCGTCAGTCCCAAGAAACCCCTTGACGCCCCTTACAAGCCCTTTAAGGTTCCGCCCATGAGCAAGAAAACCCCCTCCGCCCCGCCATCCGGTCGGCCTCCCCTTCCCCCCTCCGCCCGACGCTCCAGGGCCGTCAAGCTCTGCATGACGGCTGCGGAGTATGCTGTCGTGTCCAAGATGGCTCAGGAGGACGACCGGTCGGTGGCAGCCTATCTGATCCGCGTCATTCGTGCGCACTGTGCGGGGGCGCTGTGAGGCGTCACGACTGCACAACGTCTGACTGCGAGATCAGGCACACGGAGAACAGCAGCATCTTCACCTGTCGTGTCTGCGGACGCACCGAAGAGGTCAGCACCCGGCATCGTGAGGAAGAAAAGCACTACGCCCTCATCTGCGCGATCATCTTTATCGTCGCGTCGGCTGTGATGTGCCTCCTCTCAGCCTACACCCCTGCCGTCTACCTCGCAGCGTTCGCTGGCGTGGCTGTCGTCTGGCACGTCACGTACCTCGTCTGCGAACCAAGAGACTAACCCAACCTCCCATAGAAAGGGAAACCAAATGCCAACCGGCACCAAAATCGGCACTCTGATGTCGATCTCCACCACCCTCGCCACTCTCAGCCAGCAGGTCAAGCTGCTGTGCGAACACATCGAAGCGGAGGCCGCCGCAGCAGCGGCCAAGGCCGACACCAAGCCCCCCGCCTCTGACGCCGACCCAGCCCCCGCCCCTCGTCGCGGTCGTCCCCCGAAGCAGGAGACGATCCCCGAGGTCGAGGCGCAGGTCGAGGAAGAGAAGCCCAAGGACGACAAGGCCATCACGCCCGATCACCCCCTGCGTGCCAAGCTCCAGGAGGTTGCTAAGGCGGCTTGCGCGGTTCTGGACCGTGCCAAGGTGGTGGCGACCATCGCCCTCTTCGCTGAGGGCGGCCAGGGCAGCGCCAGCGTGCCCGACGCGCAGCTCGGTGAGTGCATCAAGGCGATTCAGACCAAGGTCGAGAACGCGAAGAAAAAGGCCGAGAAGGCCGAAGAACCTCTGTAACCATGTATTTGGTCGTCAACATCGGCTGTATCGAATGCGGTGTCTCGTCTAACGTCGTCGGCCTTTTCTCGACAGAGAAAGAGGCCGAACGGGTCCGAGATATCTGTGTAGAGAAATACTACTGGCGTGAGGGCGGGGAGAACCGTTACCGGGTTTTCGAGTTGCCACCTGTCGGCGCCATACATGAGGAATATATCGCTGCTTTTACCCCACCCCCCGCGCAAGCGGGATAACCGATCCAGAAAGGATCAATCATGTCCGATTACGTCGTTCTCACCGTTGCGCAGCAGCAGGAATTGCTGTCGCAGATCACCGCTGCCAACAGTGCTCTGTTGACCATCCAGGCGCTCATCGTGCCGGAGAAGAAAGCCCGCAAGCCTCGCAAGCCTCGCAAGGTCGTGGCCGAGCCCGAGGCCGAGCCTGCCGCCGCCCCCAAGCGTCGTGGTCGCCCGCCGAAGGCTGTCGAGCCGGCTGCCGAAGACGCTGCGCTCTGATTTTTAGTTGGTGGCACGTCGAGGCGCGGCATGGCGGGTCACGTCACGGAGCGTCTAGGCTTGTCCCGGCTTGGTCAGGCCAGGCAAGGAACCCCATTGGAACGGCGGGCGCTAAAGCCGTTCCACCAAACATCTCTCACCCTGCGGCACCGCCGCGACACCGAGGAATACAACATGGCCGACACCCCGCACTCAGAGCGTGCGCATGCAAAGACGTTCTCGTGCAGTAAGGGCGACACCTGGATTAACTGTACAATCCAGCCCTCTTACGTCGAGTCGCTGAACCTCCCCGAACCGCCGCAATCACCAGCGGCAGCCGAGGGAACCGCAGCACACGAATTGCTCGATCTCTGTCTTGAGTTGAAGACGCACCCTCAGAAGTTCAAAGGCAAAGAGGTCGGTGGTGTCACGGTCACGCAAGAGGCAATCGAAGCGGTGTCCATCGCGTTCGATTACGTGATGGGCAAAGTGCTCGAAGGGTACACGCTCAAGCACGAGATTCGCCTGGATTTAGCCGTTACTGGTGAGTTCGGCACTGTTGACGTGCTCCTCTACAACAAGTCCACCAGCCATCTCATCATTGCCGATTACAAGCACGGGCGCGGCGTTGTCGTCTCGCCCGTCGAGAACAAGCAGTTGCGCCTCTACGTCCTGGGTGCGCTCGACACGTTCAAGCTGTGGAACCGCATCGTCCGCATCACCCTCTGCATCATCCAGCCCCGCAGCACTCCCGAGCCGCAGGAATGGGACGACTCGATTGACGGCATCAAGACTTTTCGCGATACGGTGGCGGATGTCGTGCGCCGCATCAAGGGCAAAACGGCTCTCGACTTCGGTCCTGGGGAGAAGGCATGTCAGTGGTGCGTTGCGAAAGCGCAATGCAAAGCGCACGCGGTGTGGGCGAACAAGCAGGCGGGCATCGACTTCGACGGCATCACCGCCGGAACCGGACGCACGCCCTCTTGCTCAACGCTCAGTCTTGAAGAGATCGGAGCGTACCTGAGCAATGTCGATGCCGTCGAGGGGTTCATCAAGAGCCTGCGCGACTTCGCCCGTGATCGGCTGGAGGCTGGTCAGAGCATGCCCGGCTGGAAGCTGGTTGAGGGCAAGCCCATGAGACAGTGGACCGATGAGACCAAGACGTACAACGATCTGATCGCCCTTGGCTACGCGGCAGACTCGTTCGCCCCTCGCTCCCTTGCCGGCCTGGGGGTCGTGGGGGAGTTGTTTGACGACAAGAAAGCCAGAAAAGATTTCATCGACGCGCACACGACCAAGCGACCCGGTAAGATTTCGCTGGCCCGTGCCGACGATCCACGCCCTGCGGTCACGTCAGAGTCATTCGACTTTGACAAACCGTTGTAACGCCAAAACACCCCGAGAAAGGGAAACCATGGCAGAATCCACCCAACCCAAGCTCCTCAAGAGGTACTTGAAGAACGTGAAGATGCCTCGCGGCATCTGCAAGTTCCCGAGCATCGCGGCCCCCGACCGCGATCCGAAGTACGGAGGCAACAAGTTCAAGATCAAGGTGCTCGTCGATGAGGACCACCCTGCGGTCGTCAAGATCGAGGATATGTTGCTCAATTTCGCAAAGGAAGCGTTCCCCGAAGCCGGCATCAAGAACATCTCCGACGTGTCCATGCCCTTCTACCCTGACAGCAAGTCTGAGGGGTTCTACACGTTCAACGCCAAGTCGAACGAACAGCACCCGCCGAAGGTCTACAAGGGCGACTGGGAAACGCCTGCTGACCCTGACATCATCTCCCACGGTAACGTCGTGCAGTGTCGTGTCACTGTCGGCAACTTCTGGCGTACCGGCCAGGAGAAAAAGAACGGTCGGCTGGTGGACGCGTACTACCCGGCGTTGAACTTCTACCTCGACGGGGTGTTGTTCATCGAAGAGGGCGAGGCCAGCAGCACGAGTGCGAACGTGGACTTTGACGACCCTGCGCCGATTGGCGGTCGCAAGTCCGATGACGACTCGGCTCCCTTCTAATCCGCCCACTGGCACGACGGGCAATAGTCGTGCCACCAACAAGGAACCACCATGAGCACCATTGAACAACGCCTCGCCCGTCCCTACTACGATGAAGACGGCATCACCATATATAATTGCAATTGTGCCGATGTTGTTCCATTTCTCGACCGCGTTGATCTCCTGCTCACCGATCCGCCGTATGGGCTGGATATAGATTACATCGGATACGACGATAGCGTGAGCAATCTAGAAGCACTTATCCCGACGATAAGTGAATACATTGCTAAAGCGGAAAGATCGGTAATTTTCCCAGGCATCCATAATGTGTGGAGGTATCCAAAAGCCGATTGGATCGCTTGCTGGTTTTACGGCACAACGGGGTCGTGGGGGAAGATAGGGTACAATTCATGGCAGCCAATGTTGTTCTACGGCAAGAACAATAACAGGTATGGTCTAGACACAATAAAGTACAGCAAGATGGAGAAACGCTACCCTGGCCACCCTTGCAGTAAGCCAGTCGGGTTGATGGAGGCGGTGATTACTCGTTTCCACAAGGAAGGGGCGATCATAGACCCATTCATGGGCAGCGGCACGACCCTGGTTGCAGCTAAGAAATTAGGGAAAAGAGCCATCGGTGTGGAAAGAGAAGAAAAGTATTGCAGGATTGCCGCTCGTCGTCTGGAACAACAGCTTTTACCCTAGATCGAACCCAGTGAAAACCTACGCCACCAACAAGGAATCACCATGAGCACCATCGAACAACGCCTCGCCCGCCTGGAAGCAGACCTGCGCCAGCACTACCACCTAATGCCGAGCCCACCTGACGGCAACGGTCTTCCTGTGTCGCTGGCGATGCTGCCAGGTGACGAGACGATCTGCCAGGAGAGCCACGACGACGATCCGACCGGCGACGACTGGAAGGAACTTCGAAAGGAACTCGACATGGGGCCACTGACCACCTGCCGGGAGCGAGTCAGGGCAGCGTGTGCCGAGATCGCCCGCCTCCGCGCCGAACTCGCCGCCATGACGGAGCGGGCCGAGAAGGCGGAGCGGGGGTTCAAGAATCTCCGCGACGGTAGCGGCGTGGCTGACGAGATCCAGCGGTGGCAGAAGGCGGAAGCCGAGCGTGACGCCGCCATGGCGCTGCTGCGGGAGGCACACGATGAACTAGACAGGTGGGACGACGGCAAGATAGGGCGCCGGAACTTCGACCTAGAGGCTCGCATCGCCGCACTGCTGGAGAAAGCGAAGTAATGAAAACCTACTCCATCGACACCGAGTGCTTCTCCAACTACTTCCTCCTGGTTGCCTACAACCCAGAAGAGACGCTTTCGTTCGAGCTAAGTGAGGGCGACTACGGACAGGCTCGTCTCAAGGAAATCATCAACTTCATCTGTCGCCCGCACCAGCGGTTCGTCAGCTTCAACGGGTTCGGTTACGACTGCGTGCTGCTGGCCTATCTTCTCGAAAAGGGGCTGCGCTGCACGCGCACGGATCTGCACACGTGCAGCCAGAACATCATCTCCCGTAGCATGGCACACCCCAAGGTGCGGGCGCTGGCCTACGGGAAAAAGCCGTTCGCCCACATCGACATTTTCCAGCTTTTGAACAAGAAAAACTCGCTCAAAGAGTGGCAATGCCGCATCGGGTTCGAGCGGGTGTTGGAGTCGCCTGTTGACTTCGAGAAGCCGCTCCCAGTGTCTAAAATCCCACAGACAATCGAATACTGCATCAACGATGCGAAGTCCACCTTTGCGCTTTATGAAAAGTTCCAAAACCTCGTCGCCGTGCGTGCTGATCTTATCAAGAACCCGATCACCGATATTGGACCTGACGCTTACGTTCTTGGTGACGCTGGCATCGCCCAGCAGGTGTTCACGAACCTGTCGGGATCCAAGAAATCGTACCTTCGCAGCGTGGCAGACGAAAGCGAGGAAAACACAACCAAAGAGTGGAAGCTGTCCGAAATCGTATCTCCTAGAGTTGCATATAAGAGCGATGCGATGCGTAAGTGGCTGGACAGATTCCTCAACTGCTCACTTATTGGAGACGAGGCGCGAACGTCGTGGAAGTACAGCGACAAGACCTTTGAAAAGCCGGTCAAGATTGGGCCGATTGAGTTGCAGTTGGGTGTCGGAGGGATACACAGTATCGACGCGCCTTCCAGGATGACGACGCATCCCAACAAGCGCATCATCGACATGGACGTGGCGAGCTACTACCCGTCGCTGATCCTCAACGAAGAGATCGAGCCGGAACAGTTGCGCGGGGTGTTCCTCGACAACTACCGGCAGATGCGCGACCTGCGTGTGGCCGCAAAACGCGCAGGCGACAAGGCCACCGCCGAGGTCTACAAGATCATCCTCAACGCATCCTACGGAGTCATGGGCAATCCCTACTCCATGATGCGCAGCCACAAGTCGCAGTTGCGCGTCGTCATCAACGGGCAGTTGCAGCTTATGATGCTGATCGAGGCCCTGACGCTGGACGGCATTGAGGTCATCAGTGCGAACACAGACGGTGTGACCGTGTGCGTCCATCCCGACAACATGGGTCGCATGCGCGACGACATGCACGATTGGGAGAAGGCGACCGGGCACACGCTGGAGGAGAAAGAGTACGTCAAGTTCATCCGCAAGGACGTGAACAATTATATCGCACTCGACACGAAAGGTGAGGTCAAGCTCAAGGGTGACTTCCACCATGCTCCGGATAATGGGAAATGGGAACAGATCATCGTAAAGCAGGCCGCGCAGGAATACCTGCTGCACGGCAAGGATCCCGAGAAGACCATCCGGTCGTGCAAGGATCTGTACAAGTTCCTGTACTACGCCAAGATCAAGAATGGCGGGCAGATGTACCACGGTGACAAGCACATCGGCACCATCGCCCGCTGGTACGTTGGAAAATCGGGCGATCAGTTGCAGCGGAAGGACAAGGACGACTCGTTCACCGGCATTGAGAACGGCAGCAACGCAGTGCTGGCTATGGACCTTTCAGACCTATGGTTGACGGGATTCCCTCCTGACCTAGACTTAGACTACTATGTCAGGGCTGCCAGGGATCTCATTGCCACGACGGAATTGTAAGGAAAAGACCGTGGAATCTGCTCTCGTGAATGCTGTCACCGCCGCAGGCGGCCTGTGCCTCAAGTTCGTCTCGCCTGGGCACGCAGGTGTGCCGGATCGCATCGTCATCCTAGATGGTATCGTGCATTTTGTCGAAGTGAAGCGACCGAATGAGACGCTGAGGAAATTACAGAGCCGCTGTGCTGATCTCCTCCGGAGGCACGGGGCCAATGTCGGGATGGTGTCAACTGTTGACGGTGCCAGAGAATACGTCAGCAAGATTGCCCTGTGATCTTCACTCCACACGCATACCAACGTCGGGCAACCGACTTCATTGTGAATACGCCGAGGTGCGCAGTTCACATGGATGTTGGCTTGGGCAAGACAGCCGTCACCCTCACAGCAATCAAGCGACTCATTGACAATTTCGCTATTCGTTCCGCGCTCGTCATGGCCCCGCTTAAAGTGGCAACGATTGCATGGCCTGACGAGATCCAGAAGTGGGACCATGCTCGTGGCCTGCGCGTGTCCCTGGTGAGGGGCACGCCAGCAGAGCGCCACAAGGCACTCCTGCGTCCTGCTGACATTTACATCATAAATTACGAGATGACGACATGGTTGGTTGAGTGGCTGTACAAGCACTGGACACCTGAGTTCTTCGACATGATCGTGCTCGATGAGTCGAGCCGCATGAAGGCGCACAACAGTGGTCGGTTCAAGATGTTCAAAGCGATCAGCAAGTCACCGATGTTCCCGCGCATTGTCGAGCTAACCGGCACGCCAATGCCGGAACGCTACCAGGACTTGTGGTCGCAGTACCACATCCTTGACGGCGGTGAGAGACTTGAGAAATACTGGACGCACTACCTCAAGAAATACTTCGAGACGAACCCCTACAACCGCTTCGAGACTACGCTTCGAGACGGGGCAGACGTTGCCATCCAGGGCAAGATAAGGGATATCACGATCTCCCTGGAGGCGAAGGACTACCTGTCGGTCCCTCCGATGACCGAGATCGACGACCTCGTGACGCTGCCGCCTGCTGCTCGCACCATGTACGACGAGTTGGCAGAGGAGGCCGCTGCGGAGTTGGAGGACGGGGCCACGATCACTGCGTTCGGTACTGGCAGCAAGACGGAGAAGTGCCGACAGGTGTGCTCCGGTGCGGTCTACGACGAGGAGAAGAAGTCACACCCTGTCCACAGTGAGAAGATGGATCGGTTAGAGGAGATATTGGAAGACGCCAGCGAGAACATGCTGGTCGCTTATTGGTACAAGCACGAGATGGAAGAGATCAGGAAACGCTGGCCTTCCGCTCCGATCCTCGGCCCCGGCATGAGCGACAAGGCCGCCACCGAGGTGGTCGCAGACTGGAACGCGGGCAAGATCCCCGTCCTGTTCATGCACCCGGCGAGTGTCGGCCACGGCATCAACCTGCAACACGGCGGGTCGTGCCTCGTCATCGTCACCATGCCGTGGAGCAACGAGCTATACCGGCAGATGGTCGGCAGGCTGCACCGGCAGGGACAGACAAAGCCGGTGCGGGTAATACGCATTCTTACAAAGAAAACGGTCGATGCCAAGGTGGCAGCGGCCATCACGAAGAAAGAACTAGCGCAGCTAGACCTGCGCAAAGCACTGAAAGGATGACATGCTCATAGGAATATACTCCCCGGCACCACAGTCCGGGAAGTCCACGGTCGCAACGCGACTGATACAGCGTCACAATTTCGTGTCTCTTCCGATGGCTGGGACTCTCAAGGGGATGGTGGCTGTGCTGTTAGAAGACCTCGGTATTGACGACTACTACCTCCACACCGGTGACAAATCTCGGGTGATTTACAATGGGAAGACGGTGCGGGAACTATTGCAGACTCTTGGCACTGAATGGGGGCGAAACATTGTCGGGAGAGACCTGTGGGCAGACGTATGGCGCGGCAAGGTTAAGCGACTCAGGTACAACCACCACATCGTCTGTGACGACGTTCGTTTCGAGAACGAAGCACACATGATCATGGAACTCGGTGGGATCATGCTCCGCGTCATCAGACCAGACGCCGCAACCACCATCGCGCACGCGAGCGAGGGTGGCTTGGACAACTTCCCTTTCACAGCGACGATCCGTAACGAGGGAACCGTCGAAGACCTGCACGCCAAGGTCGATCGGCTCATGGAAAATTACAAATGACCGCCTGGGTACGGAAGCCGGGGATGGAGGACATCCGCTACGGCGTCAAGAGGATGAAGGATAACGTCCCCAAGTGCGCCCATCCTGGCTGCGTCCGCCAGGCCGGGATGGTCGGGGGGCTGACTGAAAGGGCGCGGTACTGCTCAATAACCTGCGCAGAAAACCACAGACATTTACTGGCGAAAGCAGAGTCAAGCAAGAATCCTCTTGCTATTTCCAAGAAACCTAAACAATCCCGCGCATCGCCGTAGTAGATCACGATTCCCGCCGGCTGGGAGTACGGGTCTCGAAAGCGTAGGCCGAGCCGATCTGATCCACCGTCAAGGCCACACCACCCCGGGCTCGCACCCCGGGGTGAGTCGTTTATCAGTCCATTTCCCAAGCATCGACAGCTCCGTGCCCCCCAATATCGCCGGAAGCGGACACCCCGTTCCACATCGAGTGCCCTCCGCGCCCGTTACCCAAGTTGGCGTCATTTGGAAACAATACACGCATACCGTATCTCGTGTATGAAAGACCAACAGATGTAACGAACGCCCTATCCATGACATCTGGTTGACTTCCTGTGATTATCAAAATTTGACCAGCGGTATACGGTGTGGTCGCTACCAGCGTGCGAGTACGAAGACCGGTCGGATCGCCACCGTGTGGCCCCCCGTCAGCGGTATATGTGTACGTAGTTGACGATATGGTAAAGGATAGTGTAGTTGCCGTCCCTGCGGTGTCTGCTGCGCCTCTGGCTCCTACTGTTCCAGACACAACCGTGCCGATGGGTAGTTTAAGAAATACGTACCCGCTGGCCCCTGGGCTTCCCGCAGGATACATTTCGACCGTCTTCAGCAGATAAGTGGTGGACCCGCCAGAGTACGACGCGGCGTAAAAGCTACCAGCGATACCAGACGACGAGCTTCCCCCTCCTCCGCCACCTATAAGTCTCACAGCCACAATGGATTTCGTAGTCGTAAAGGAGTATGACCCATCGGTCGTTTTACTATATAGTGTCCCGTTGCCGAGGCTTCCGGACAATAATTGTCCGACAGAACTAGCCCATTTTAGCCCGCTCGATTGTGTACTATCTGCGACCAATACTTGACCGTTCGTTCCAACCGGAAGCCTAATAAAATCAGTGCCGTCTGTTGTCGATATGTCGCCCTTTGTCGTTATGATCCTAAACGGCTCCCACTTCTGAGACGAGGTGTTGTACTTCAACAAGTCCATGTTGTACGACGGCACCGTTGCATAGTTGCTGATCTTGGTGCAAATTGCGGACTTGATGTTGCCGCCAGACACGTCCATGGTGTTACCGGCGTCGAAGTTGAGGAAGTACGGCACGCCGCTGCTGGACTGAACCAACGCGCCGAGTGTTCCGCTAGAGTTAATTGTACCGCCGCTAGTGTTTGCTCCGGACTTGTACCAGACGGCATTGGTCGTAACTGCCGACACGTCATTGCCGAGGCCACCGTTGGCCTGCGGAACAGGCCCGCTGAGATCGTCGGTGACGTTGACCTTGCCCCACTCCAGACCGCCGCTGCTGTTGCGGCGGATGACGGTGCTGTTGGTTGTCGAGGCAAGGAAATATGGTGTGGAGGATGCCGCCTGCGTCAGCACTCCTGGACCGCTCGGGTTGATGGTGCCGCCGAGGGTGGTAGCGTCGTATTTGTAGACGACCGCATTGGTGGTGACCGCTGTGAAGTCTCGTCCTGTGCCTCCGTTCTTTAACGGTAGCAGACCAGTTACGTCCGAAGAGAGATCAACCACAGGAGACTTGCAAATCTCCATGCCAACTTTTCCAGATACCCCGCCTGAAAGTGCTCTACCGACAATGAACGGAACAGCAGGAGACACAGGAGCATCCGCTGTAACCTTCCCCGGCGTAGCGGAGAGGTAGAGCGCATCCCCGATACTCGGCGCTGTCCCGACGTAATTAACCGACCCCTTGTTCAGTTGGAGCAATACTGCGTCGTCAGGAGTACCACCATTCGTCATTCCCTTTGCCCACAATATGCCGCTAACGCCGGTTGTCTCGCTCGGGAAACTCATCCCGTCAGACGACATTATGTCGCCTTGTGCTGATGTTGGAGGCAATGTACCGCCCCCCGTCCTCCATACAAACTCCCCCTCACCAGCCAAGCGCAACACATCGACATTGAAGGAATTGCAAACGGTGTAGGAGTCGTCCAAATTATCTTGAATAATGGTCCTGACACCTGCCGTCGCATATACGTAGGTATCGGGGTCACCGACAGGATATGTTCTAACGAACGTAATGTATGGTGCGCCGATCACGGTGGACGATGGCGAGGAATCACTATAATACACCCCTCCCGGCAATGTGATCTCCACTTCATCGGGAGAGAACACCCGAGACACGATTCCGAAATAGGCCCAATCGACCGACAAACATTCCGTCCCGGTCTGGTCAACGGGGTCATGCACCGACAAGCCGTGTGCCGTTTTCTTGATCGTCACGGTGAACGACTTTTGCAACCCGCTCGTCGGCGTGTTGATGAACGTCTGCCGCGCACGCGCCTCAAGAACAGCAATCTGCGTCCGCAGTTGGGAAAGCTGGCTGAGGATCTGGCGGGTGTCTTCAATACTCATTGCATGTTCCCGTCATACGACACATAGTCGGTTCTCCACGTTGTGGTTCCCTGCTCGTGGTCGTAATGGATGCTAGTTATCGGCGTGTTGATTGCAACCGTCGTTTCCAAGTTCTGTGGTCCTGCGAAAGTGACGTTCCCGACAATCTGACCGAGTGTCGGGTAAGCAATCGTTGCCCCCTCAAGAGTCGAAAAAGATGTTAAAAGTCCGCAATCCCTCAGTGTCCAGGTGGATGGGTTGTGGACCTTGCCATAATACTCATACGCAAGAGCCGCGATGAACGACAACTCGGCACGGTCGTCTCGGATTAGGTTGGCGATTACCCCGCTCGGGAATGTGAGGCCGGGTGTGTAGCCTGACTGTGCGGCGTTTAGGAGGTCCATATCCCATATCATCCCTGGTGCTCCGAGCCAGAGATGAACTCCGTTGACTGTCATCGTCATGCGGCGACCGTTGGTGAGATAGGTTCCAGTCAGAGATTTCGAGATCGATACCCTCGCCCCAAGCTCGACACCAGCGATCACTTTGAGATTATCAAGAACAATTCCGGAAGACGTGTCGGCTGCGGTTATCGGCACACCTGCCTTGCGGAGCGAGGCGAACCACTTGGATGCGGGATTGGAGATCAGGAACCGGAATCCGGAAACATCCTCTGCCGAATGACAGATGAGTACACCGAAGTCATCGCTCTGGATGCTGAACCCGTATTGCGTCAGCGGGAACCATGTAGTCGTTCCAGTGTCCTTCGTCTTGTAGATCACAACAGGTGGCATTCTGGCTGGCGGCAGGTAATCGCTTCCTCCGTCCCACCTATCAGGCGGGACGATATCGTATCGCCATCCCTCGTAGATAGGAAGATCCGGAAGAACCCTGACCGTCATGGCCGACGAACCGCCCTCGCCACCCTCGACGCGCACGACGTTTCCGAATTGGTCGGTACGGAAATTGATCGTCTGCGGATTGTTGGCGTATGTGTCGAGCATCGCATACGGATCAATTCTGAACCGCCGATAAACGTGCCTCCATCTTGCAGACGTTGCCCAGCGAGTGTTTTTGATGTCTATCGTCTCAAACGCGGTTTCGTCCGCATTGCTCCACGCCTTGACCAACGACGGACCTCCGTCATTGAAGGACAGATTCGTGAGAACCTGTATCGGCTCGCCCTGCACGACAACGCAATCCGACACGGCGGATTCTCTGTTGTCGAACCTAAATCCGTCGTCCGTAACGCGATGGTCGTTATTTATGTCAACGTCCACAGCATCGACACCGGACACGGCTTTATCTATCTTGTGCGAAGTCAACATCTGCAACTTATCTGTCGTCCCCTGGCTGTAATAGTAGATGTCTTCCAGATTAGGACGATTAGCCACCAGGATCGGCGTAACGCTGCCGTCCATGTTGTCCTGATAGTTCATGAAGCACGCGCCTCTGCCGCGACCCCGGTTGCAGATGCGACGGATCACGTCCCAACACGTCTCGGACGGGGAGACAGGCCAGGAGTACGTTCCATCGAACAACCCGCCCTCCATGCTGACACTGATGAGGGGTTCACCGACTGCCCGACTTGAGGTGAGCGCATGGCGGACAACATCCATGTCCGTCCACTTGTAACCGGTGGCGTCAGTTGGCAGAGCATGCTTGAAATAGTAGTCACTGAAATCACGACCCTGCACATCCAGCTTCCCTGCCATGTCCCCGTATGGGTCGGTCCCTGGGGCACCGTTCGACGCCCTGTTGCCGATCACCTGGCGGAAATAACCGTGAAGGGGGATGTTGTATCCTGGGTTTCCGATTGCATGGATGTTGTCAACCGTGCTGTGCCTGTTCATAGGCCAGCAGCGTGTGCGCGTGAGGATCCCGGCGCAGTACACCGTCGTCGTCCCGTATTCGTCAAGTCCGACGCTCCTGGTGTTCTCGGTGTAGATCACCGTTCCGAGGAATACCGTCTTCCAGCCGCTTGTAGGCACCGCCGTGGCTTTACCGGGAAACGACTCGTCGTCGTACACCTGGATGCGGACAGCAAGGTTTGTGAAATTCGTACCGGGGATGATAGACCCGCTGACACGTATTCCGCCAGAGTCCAGGTCCATGTCAACCTGTTGCCCGCTAATCGTTCCGGTCTTGACGTGGAACTGTGCCCTGTCTTCATCAGGGATGCACCACCTAGAAATCGAATCCACAACGAACCCGCCCCACGTAGCAGTTCCGCTAATTAAACTTCCAGTTTCCCTGGAAATCATCATAGGGATCGGGAGCGTCGTCCATGTCTGAGAGTTCCAAGTGCCTTCCGGCATCGTCTGAATGCGGAAGAGCGGACGCTGGCGAGGGGTTGTAGGGAGAGAGATCATTCCGGCACCACCTGCAACGTCCAGACGGTATCGACGCTCGCCATTGGCGCTGCTCCGGAAATAGTCTCTATTCCTGGAACGACAATCGGCGAAGCGTTGACGACCCTTTTCGGAGACGCCTGGGAGATAACGTCGATCACCCAGCACAACGAATCGAACCCGTCAACCTCGACGCTGCTCAGTCTGACTTTCTCGCCCTTGATGCTCTCCATGTCCCTGGCCACAATCTGTGCGCTCTTGAAATCTTGCACGGCAACGATGGTGGTCATGCGGAAGGTTGGGAAATGCGATCCGCCGATGCGGTAACGCGCCCCGTCGATGTTCTTGCTGGTGAGGACATCGAGGTGGAATTGCGGACGAACAGGCAAGGCGCCATGACCTTGCACCTGCATGTGAACACAGTCCCAAGACGACGTGGTGAGAACGTCAGTCAGGAGACTGCCCTCATATTTCACAGTGAGCAATACAGGGATCATCTGACGTTTCCTGCTCCTGAGTTAGTTGATGGAGGCGGCGGACCTGGTGTCTTCTGTTCTATTTTCCTGAGCGCATCGAGCGCAGGATCCTCTTTCCCTCCGGTCGATAATCTTAGACCGGAATCCCACAAGCCTAGCCTCTGAGCGACCCACAAGGCAACAGCGTCCGGTACAGACCCCATCGCATTGGCGCTTGCCTCTGCCTCTTTTGTCAACATGCGGGTTCCCTGCACATAGCTCGCGGCCTGGGCAGATGTCGTGATATTCGCAACAGTACCAGTTGTGGTTTGGGCTTGTTCCGACAACATTCCCCTGTCGGTTCTGAAAACACCACGCATAGCAGCACTGACAGCAGGAAACGGACCTGCTCCTGCAATTTCCGAAGCAGTACCGATGTCCAGTTTGCCGCTCTTAACTTGTTCCAACAGGTCCATTAACTGCTTGCGCGTCTCCGGTGTCTTTAATTGGAATCCTTGTACGTTTGATCCGCGAGCGGCAGATGAGAAGAACTGCTCTACGCCTTGGAGCGTTACGTTTCTTCCGAATCCTGCAAATTCTGCCTTTGTCCTGATGATGTCCTGCTCTGCTGGGCTAAATCCAAGATCGCGCATCGCTTGCCCCATTCTCACGCGACCTTGACCTATATCTGTCGCACCCTTCTGAATGTTGGCGTTAGATTCCGCGACAGACATTCCGAACAACTTGATGGCTGCGACCGCTGCAACCACTGGCACAGGCAACGCCGCGAGAGCCGTCTTTGCCTCTCCTATGACCTTCTCCAGTCCCTTCGGATCGGACTCGGCCTGTCGATTGGCCTCCCTGACAGCCGCCTCCGCTTCCTGTGCCCGCGTCATCGCGGCTGCGATAGGGGACGGTCTGTCTCCGAGCGCGGCCTGGACCGCCGCCGCGTGCTTTTCTTTCAGACGATTCGGGATATATGAAAAATCCCCGCCGCCTTCCAGTAGGGACGCCTGATACCTGTCGATCTCTGTGAAATCCGATACGGACATCCCGCGCATGCGTTTGCGCAGGTTCCTGGCCTCGATGAGCGCCCGCTCCTCATTGACCGCTGCCGTTTTCTTACGGATCGCTTCAATGAGTTCCTTCTCAGCGTCCCCGACGCCGGCCATCATGTTAGGCAACGCCACGTTGTGCTCCTCGCTTGCTGGCCGCCCTGGCGGCAGTAAGTGTAGCTCGACTGGAACTGCCGAGTAGTTTCTGATCTTGCTGCGACAATGTAAACCGAGGGACTAGCTTTTTCCCCCTCCCATGGACAACGGTTGTCGAGACGCGAGACGCGGCATCAAGCATCAGTTTGAAGAACCTACGCGCCATGCGTTCGGCCTCAATCTGCGTCACCTTGCTCAGAGTCTCACGAGTGATCCTGTTCGTGCTTGAATTGTTCGCATGCTGCGGCAGACGCATGCGGATCTTCATGTTCACCTTGCGGCTGCGCGTGCCTGTCACAGCACTCGTCTCGGGCCAGGCAGCTTCCGCTGCCTTCCTCGTCTCACCCGTCCAGGTGTTCGGGTTGATCGCATCGGCATTGACGTTACGCGCCCGGCGTTGCTTTTCCTTTATCGTCTTCGCCTTGATTTTGTATCCCAACTGCGCACGAGCATAGCCGGGGTGGAACCGCATCGGCATGTACTCTTTGATGAACCACTTACCAGTGTCGGCCATCATGGCTGCTACCAGCGCAGTGACTTCGGACGGGTTCATCCCGCTTAGATCGTAGGGGATGGTCTGTGACCAGAAACCAACGCCGTCAACGTAGAAGAATAGATCGGTGGTTCCGCTAGTCGGCGTAGTCATCGCAACCCCCGGCAACACGGAGCGTCTTGTCGATGAGGTCTTCATGCAGTCCGACAACACCAAGCGACACCCTGCTGAGACAGTGAGTCAGCGTCAGTAGATCAGCCGCCCAAGTGGCGCAGATCGAGGGCTCAGGCATGGTGCCTGATGTGATAGCAGCGCGGATCTCGTTGGCGATGACCAAGGCCGCGCTCTGCTCGGTCGTGAGCGTCGGAGCGAAATCCGGTCCACAGTAGCGGACTTTGAAGTTACGAGTCCCTTCCTCAGTGAGCACGGAGGGCAGGAGCCAATGTACGCCCTCCACCATGTGCGGAATGCAGCGGAACGACGAGGACTTTTTCGCATGCGCAACAGGCGAGAAATCGCCGACGCTGGCGATCTCCCACCCGTTCGCCAGCGGCAGCCAGCCCGCCGTCGGGGGAGCGAATCCGAACGGCGGGCAGATGCCCATCACCCGGTAGTCCCCGACGATGTTCTCGTTCAGTTGCGCATCGACAGACGGAGACTCCCACCCAACCAACTCAGGCGGGCGTTCCCCTGTGCGACTCGCATGCGTGCGGTAGTAGAGCATTAGGTCGGCAGCGTGGCGCTGGTGGCGACGGTGATGGGGTGCGTCAGAGTGCCGGGCGCGGCGTATGACGTGACCGTGACGCCAGTCTCGGGGAGGTTCGTCTCAGCCAGGAGAATCTGATCGAGGCTGGCGAAGCAGTTTGCGAAGGTAAACGAGTACCCGGTCGTGGTCAGCACCTTGGTCGTCATGTTGTAGGCACGAGCGTACAACAGGATACCGGCACCAGTCGCATCTTTACCATCGCTCGTGAGAGCGTTGTAAAGGGTGACGGCATCAGTGTGAGCGAACGTTGCCGACGCCTGCACGGCACCGACCCGATAGCTGTTCGGGTAGAAGAACCCATCGGCCTGAATCGGCTCCATCTGCACGCCGGCATCGATGCGCCACGACTTGACGCCCCACTGTGCCGTCGCGTTGTCCACGACCGGACCAAGGGTGTGCAGGTCGGGAGTTGCGCCGAGGGTCGGCAGGCTGCCGGTCGAGGAGGTCACGGGGTCGGCAAGTCCGTCGATGGCGCAGATGTAGACGAGCACGTCGGCCATCATGACCGGCACCGGACCAGACGTGGGGTAGATCGAGGAGATGACCGCGTAGGCAGTGCCGGTGACGGTGTTGAGCTTCCACTGCGTGGCACCAGTGGCGAGACGCAGCCCGCCGCTGAACGCTGCGGCGTGCATCTCGAACGCGGTGAGCGTGACGGGGAGGAAGCTCGACAGAGCGCCCCACACCGACGCGAGCGGGGCGGTGAACCGGTACACGGGCCGGCTGCCGGCTCGACGCACCATGCTGGCGTTGATGTCGCCACCGCTGCGGAACGGCTCGACGCCGAGATTCGGCGTGTAAGCGATGCTCGTGACGGGCATCGTGGTCGTGTTGAGCTTGGCGAACCCAAGCCCGTTGATGTTGAACGTGATGGCCATGTCAGGTTAATCCGTAAGTGACGATGATGGCGATGGTTCTGGTGGCGTTGTAGTCACCCAGAGAGTTGTCGTCGGAGTAGGCCTGAGAGGCGCGTTCGCCTGCGTTCGGCTCAGAGCACATGCCGAGTTCCACAGAGAGGAGCGGAAGACCGGTCGGCAGGGCGATCAACTCATCGCCAATCGCCCGTGCCTTCTTCTCGATATCTGACCCGGTTGAATCGACCAACGTGAGCTGCAACTGCAACGTACCGCCGGGAAGGATCACGCTGGGAGCGAGCACGGTCGGGTTGTTCTTTACCGGTTCGATGAGGATAGTAGGTGGAGCATCCGGGGAAACCGAGTCACCAGACGAGACAGAGGGGTAGTGGATCGTCCCGGTGAGCGCAACCCAAGTGGAACTTGCAAGCAGCATGTTCTTGATTGCTTCGACTTCGGGAGGTGCGTTGGCGTACATCAGACACCACCCTTGCGCGGGTTCTGCATCATCGGGGTGCGACGATAGAGATGGTAAGGGGACACCGAGCCAGCGCCGGATACCTTCTGATGACTGACAGACCAGATGATGTCGTTTACGCCAGGACCAGCAGACGGACCCTGCCGCACTTGGTCCTTTATCGTCAGAGAGACGTTCGCCTGGTAAGGGATGCGAAGCTCACACGTCTCTTCCCTAAACCACAGCCCACTCTCACTGTCCTGCGTCTGCGTCTCGGAGAACTCGCAGCAGCGTGCACCAGTGATGGTCGTCCAGTTGCCGTAGGTGCGAGGGGTCGCGTTGGGGGCAGACGTGAGAACCCGATACTCAACAACCCCGTCAGCAAACTTAACTGCTATGCCTGACAACGTGGTACGGATGGAGGATGTCAGGCCCATCGGATACCATGGTAGGGGTTAGAGAGGAGGGGTCAACCCTTGGAATCTAAGCATCTTTTCGACCTAAGTTCCTGCCCAGCCACCAACCAACGCCGAATGTGGCGACGGTAATGGAAACCAAATGCCAGAGCGGTAAGCGCAAACGAGACACCGAGTACCCATAGATTGTCCGACAACCAGACCAGAGCGCACCCAATGGTGAGGTTTGCGATGCCGATGCCGGGGAGGAAGGGGACGAGACGGGAGACGATGGCGATGGGGCCGAGGATGCCGAGGACGCCGGCAATTCTAATTCCCACCCCAAGAGCGAGGATGCCTGCTCCAGACCAGAGGAGGATCTGTCCGACGGATTGGAGTTGTCCGACGAGAATGGGAGTGGCTTGTCCTGGATCGATGGGGGGAGTTCGTACCCCCGACGACACGGAACACGAGAAGACAACTTGCAAGATGAGCAATACGACGATGAGTTCAAGTAACCGTCTCATGGCGTAGCTCCGGGTATGATGCCGGCCTTTGAGAACACCCACAAAGCAGCGACGATGAGTGCAGGGACCAGCCAATGGATCGCTGCGTCAACCGCCTTATCCATGTTGGTCGGCTTGGATGCGTTCACCGCTTTGACTTCGACGGTCAGGTCGTTGATGGCCTTAGTCACAGCGAAGATGTCTTTCTTCAATTCAGCGAACAAGACACGACCCTCCGAGATGTCAGAGTTCATCTTGCGGATAGAGGCACTGTGCTCGTCTGCTCTCTTCTCCAGAGCGCAAATGCGAGTGTCGTGCTCATCGCAGGGGTGATGGTCGCGGGCCGGCATGATTTATCCGTGGATCCTGGCAGGAAGTTCGATGGTGTCGGTTTCAACCGACTTATCTTGTCTGATGCAGTTAAGTTGCCTGCGAAGTGATTTCGCATTGCGCTCCCAATGACGAGCAATCGCTTGCTCTCGTTGCAGGGCGAGCTTCAGTCGTTCGCAGTCGGGGCAGGGCATATCTTGGCCTCTCGGAGAAGACGATAGTTTATCGTCGTGAGTAGGGGTTCCGCTACGGTCTTGATGACGGAAGACGTGTGCGGCGGACAATGCTCCATGGCAGCATTGAGGGCAACGGTAAATTTCTTGAGATCATCATCGACATCAGATGGATCTATCTGGCTCACGGGGCGGCCTCGTTGGGGATCTCGGTGTGGAGGTCAACAGGTGCGTTCGGGTTGGCCTGGCGGTCGGCCTTGGCCTTGTTCAGCCGGCGGGTAAGGCGGCGCTTGGCGTCGGCCAGCGGCCCGTCCTTGATGGCCTGGCGCGTGGCAGCGTCGATCCGCACCTGGACGTTGATCGGCGGCGCATCGCGGCCGATGTCGTCGGTATCGACAAGCTGGACGACGGCGGTGGCGTCCGGCCCGGCGATGTCGAGGATCTGAATGTAATTGTGACGGAGGGGCATTTGTTATCCTTCAGGTGAGGATGGAGGCTAGGTAGGTGCGGACTGCGGCGAGGTCCGCGAAGCTGGCCGGGACGGCTGCCTTGGCGGTGATCTTGCCGTTGACGACGAGGATGCCGTCTGCCGACCCCGAAACGATCAGGGCACCGGAGGTTGACCAGGAGCCACGACTGATGCCGTTGGTGAAGAACTCAATAAAAGCAGCTTCGCTCGTTGAAATACGCAATCCGCCGGTTCCGCGATGCGCGATTTCACTATTGGCGTTTGCCCCTGTGTTTCCGCGAATGATACGGAGTCCGTAGTCCGTATAGGTGTCGTCGCCAACCAAGTCGATATACGCGGACCGGTTCCCTGTCCCGCCGGTTCCGACTTCCACGTGGATGTTACCACCGCTTGAGGTGTTTCGTAAGACAAAGGCGGTATCTGAAGATCCGGCCAACATCAGCGAGTCGCCGGTGTTGCGGAACAGGAACGTATCACCACCGAACCCGATGCCATCGGCCTTGGCTGTTCCGGCCGGCAGTTGCAGCTTGCCGTTGCCAGCGGTTGGGGTGACGCCGATGCCGACGTTTCCCGAGCCATCAAATATCACTCTACTGGTTCGAGCCGCGCCGGCAGCACCATTTCCGAAATACAGATCGTTCCCTGCGTTTTGACACCACATTGACCAGCTGCCGAATCCGGTGTTTTCCAGCGTAATCAATCCGCCGTAACCGCCCGATAGCCTAAGCCCTGCGGCATCGTGAGCGTATGGGCTTGCCCCGTTCCATGATTGCCGAATAGTCCCGCCAACCCTCAGCAGCTCGCTGCCTCCGGGGTTCGGGTCGGTGCCGATGATCAGCGATGCGTTTCGGAGTCGCATCCACTCGGCGCGGGTCGTGCTGCCGTTTGGCGTGCCGGTCCAGACGTGGCCGATTCCTCTGTTCGTTCCAGACCAAAGGCCGTCCGCGTTAAGTGTATAGAACCCCGCCGATGGGCCGGTCGTCCACCCGGTACCGTCGTGGCCGTGGCCTGCCATACCGATTAATATGAGCCCATCGGTTGTCGCGGTCGGCGCTGCGCGGGTGCCGTTGGATACCCTCCCGCGAATAACCGGTGACTGCCCAATCCCGAACATTTCAATGTTAACCGGCTCCCCGTCTGCGCCAGCAAGCGCCAGCTTCCGGTGTCCGGCGCCCAACTCCGCAGGCAGCGCCCCGGTGCCAAGGTCAATCGTCTGCTGAGCGGTAGAGAAGATCCCGCCACCAACCCGCAGCTTCTCGCTGCCGCCGGGGTTCGGGTCGGTGCCGATGATCATCCCGCCACCAGCTAAGTTATAGTTTGTTCCATCATAATACAAATATCTAGTATTTGCTGTTCCAAA